GAGCGGCATCCACAAACTCACGTTCACGAAGAGACAAGAACTCACCGCGCACAAGGCGTGAGAGTCCTGTCCAAGCAAACAAACCAAGCAAGAAGGCGAGGAATACAGCTCCGAGATTTCCGTAGCGGTAACCGATAACTGAGCCGATGATGATGACAGGAATTGTGATCATGAAAGCCATCCGAGCAGGTGTCCCCCAAGTATTCCTCCACCAGCGCCTGCGAAAAGAGCCAGCTCATTCATAACTCCACTTCTTTCAGTTGCCAACGGTTGCCTTCCTTAAACCACCCATGCAGCACCACTCGCCACCCTGAACGCAGCATCTCAGGGTAAGCCTCGGCCTCCTCGATCTTGTGCCGACGTTCTGAGAGATGACCCTTGCTAGTCACCTGGATTGCTACCGTCTCGCCGTGACCGATTGCCAGCAGATCAATGCAGCCCCAGAGGTCGTGCTTGCGCTTAGTGAAGCTGTTGTAGTGCTCGACAAGTGCTACCTGATAGCCCTGCTCTACAAGCAATGCCTTCGACCTAGCAGTCAGGCTAGACATTTTCGATCTGCACATCGATGTTGGCGTACTGCGGACACAGATCACCCAGCTTGACTACCCCGCCCGTCAACTCCTGAATCTGCAAGGCTCGCTTGATCGGCACCCCTCTCGTTTTCCACCCGTTTATTGCTTGTTTGCTGACCTGCAACTGCTCACACAACCGTCCCTTCGTGCCCACCAGGGCAGCGGCTAGGTTGATCGCGTCATTCGGTGTCATCGCAACCTCAAATTGTAAAAGTTGTAAAAAATGGAACGCTCTGCTTGACCTCTGGATGAAGTCTACTGTACTATTCTTTCACCGTCAACAAACAACAACCGAGGACAACATGAGCGACTTTGGAATCGACCTGCACTGGATTCGTGAGGACAACTACAACGACAGTCTCGAGCGTCAGCAAGAGTGGGAGAGCGACGAGATTGCTTGCTGGCTCGACTCAGCGACAGCAAAAGAAATCCTCTGGGTCTGGGTTGACCTAGACCGCGATACCGACATCACCACCGACCAAGTGATCGAGATGCTCTGGAACGGTGAGGATGCGAAAGCAAAGTTCAAGCAGCGCATTCAGGAACTGGCAGAGAAGCAGTTCGACACCTGGAAGCAGTCCTCCAAACTCGCATACAAGGCTTGCAAATGAAACATCTCGCAATCATCGCAGCAGGAGTAGTCCTCGGCATCACAGCAGTCGATTGGAGTATCGGTTCAACCTCAACCATCGGAGACTTTATTTGGCAACTCATCTCACGGATTTAGACTTCAAGTGGACTCCCGGCGTCGCTACAGATGTGCAGCAAACGTGGCGACGATTCGGGTGGACACCACCGAGCGAACAGGAAGAATACCTAACCAAGTGGCAGAAATATCGAGGGACATATGAAACAGATCGCATCATCGTTGGTCAAGGCACAGAAGGCTTTCGGGCCTGCGTTGAAATCCTCCACCAACCCGCACTTCAAAAGCAGATACGCTGATCTCGCAGCCTGCGTAGAGGCTGTCATTGACGGGCTGAACGAAAACGGAATTATGCTCATGCAGCAGACGCACGAGTGCGAGGACGGTGTGATCGTCGAGACCGTATTTGTTCACGAGTCTGGCGAAACACTGTCGGCCGGTAAGCTCCACGTTCCTGCTGCAAAGCAAGACCCACAGGGCTACGGCTCGGCGCTTACCTACGCTCGCAGGTACAGCCTGATGGCAGCTTGTGGCATAGCTCCAGAGGACGATGACGGTAACGCAGCCAGCAAGAAGCCAGCAATTGACCCTGCTCCGTATCTCAAGCAAGTCGCAAACGCTGAGAACCTAGACGGACTCAAGACCGTGTTTGCTCACGCTTACAAGGCTCTAAAAGACACCGAGTTCATGCAGCAACTCGAAGCAGCTAAAAACACCCGTAAGACACAACTGATGGAGGTGAAATGATGCAACCCGCAATTCTTTTGAATGACCAACAACGTGCCATGCTCCGCGCTGCTGCTCGAGTCGGACGCGACTATCAACACGACAACAAAGAACTGGAGGTGGCAATCGCTCAGATCAAATCAATCAACCCTGGTGCCTTCTACAACCCCGACACGCTGATCCTGCGGAAGTTCTTTCACGCTCCCAAGTTTCCGATCCCCCATCAGTCATGGGTGAAAGCATGAACATCAACATCCACAAAGTCGAATCCGTCGAACTGTCAGAAATCAAAACCTTGCACACCGAAAGCTGTCGGGTTTTCTCGCAGCGGTACATCGTCATCAAAACAAAGGACTCCCAAGTTGAGATCGTTCTGTTCGCGGAGAACGATGACAAACTGGAGGTGAAAGCATGAACTGGCCAGGACTAGCTCGCAGCACCGATCCGCAAACCAGCCACGAGGCTGCAGTCAGCGTCGATGCCAACCGACTTGAGATGGTCGTGCTGGCCGAGTTCAGGAGCGCAAAGAAAGGTCTAACAGCAGACGAACTAGCCAAGCGTCTGCCAGGACTCCCGCTGAACACGATAACGCCCCGTATAGCGCCGCTGGTGAGGAAAGGCTACCTGATGCCTACCGGACGCAGGAAAGCCGCTTCTGGACGGTTTCAGAGGGTTTTGGAGTGGGTGGAGCCTGATAACGAGGAACAATCGCTGGATTACTTCAACCGATATATTGCTGGGGATCGCTGATGGAACAGCGGACAGAACAATGGTTTCAGGACAGGCTGGGTCATGCTACAGGCTCTCGAGCCAGCGACATCCTTGCAGGCAAGGACACGCAAGCAAGGAAAGGATACTTGACCCAACTGGTCACAGAGCGACTGACTGGTCGAGCGCAAGACTCGTTTGTTAACGCAGATATGCAACGAGGGATTGATGTCGAACCGCTTGCAAAGGCTGCGTATCAAGCGAGTTACGAACTAACGGACGATGTTGGGTTTGTGAAGCACCCGCTGATCCGTTGGTTTGGTGCCAGCCCTGATGCCCTGGTTGGGTCTGACGGTCTGGTGGAGATCAAGTGCCCGCGGTCAACGACACACCTCGACTACATCCAAAGCGGGAAACCTCCGGCAAAGTACACCCCGCAGATGATGGCTCAACTTAGCTGTACCGGCAGGAGATGGGTGGACTTTGTGTCGTTTGATGACAGGTTCCCAGAGCATCTTCGGTTGTTTGTAGTCCGGTTCCAGCCGACAGAGGAGGAGATCGAGAAGTTTGAGAGCAAGGTCAAAGAGTTTTTGTCTGAAGTCAACAACCTAATGGAAAAACTATGCCCGTCACATACGAAGTAATCGCTAGTACCGGAACCTACACAAACAAGCAGGGAGAGGAAAAAAAACGCTGGCAGAAGATCGGCGTTGTCATGCAAACCGCTAAAGGTTTGACTCTCAAGATGGAGTCAGTTCCTGTTGGCTGGGATGGCTGGGCAACACTGGCTGAACCGAAGGCACGAGATGACGCCCCATTCTGACCCTACCAACCCCGACCACTATAAAGGTGTTGTTGAGTGCATTGATGCCATTGCAGTCGCTACGGAAGGACTGCAAGGCATGGAGGCTTTCTGCACCGGAAACGCGATTAAGTATCTCTGGCGGTGGAAGAAGAAGAACGGCAGAGAGGATCTCGAAAAAGCTCAGTGGTACATCAACCGGCTTTTGCGATCATTGTGAGCGCATGGGAGCGGACTTCTTCTACCCTCCGTTCCCAGCCCTTACCGAACACATCCCAGGTCTTGAGTTCTTTCAGGAACGCCAGCCGCTTGTCGCAATACAGGTTTACAAGGTCATTCGGAACCATCGCCTGTGCAACTCGCAGCGTCATCGGCCCGATAACACCGTCAGGCTGCACTCCAACAGATTCCTGAAGCCACTTAGATGCTCTGCCAACACCACTGTTGATGCTTGCGTCAAACACGCAATAGTCGATCCCTGCTGGCAAATCGTCACCCTTCACGCGATCCCAATACTTGGTTTTGTAGAGCGGGGCAACGTCGTCCGGCTGGAGGTCGCGCATCTCCTGTTCAGTGACAGGCTTGCCGCACCACTCCTCCCAGACGTTCTTTGTACATCCGAGATTGGTGATGCCGCCAGGATCGGACGGATGGTTCACGAACCCGCCTTCATGATGGAGAACAGCTTTCAGTGCGTTGTCCCAGTTCGAGTTCATTTCTTGAGCATATCCTTCGTTTG